TCTCAAAGCTGCACTGAGCTTTTCAAGATTGCTTACGCTATAGTTAAGCGTAGAAACATTGACGCTGGCACGATGATGGTGCCAGTCGCCTAGGAAAATGCATGTCTCACATCCACGTGATTTAGCTTCCTCAATAAACCAGATTACGAATTCTTCGCAATCAATATTGTGTTGGCGGCTATTATTTTTGTTACCAAAGTGGATGTCTGTGAAACACGCTGCGTGTTTGAATAAGTTTGTCAATGAGTGCGACCTCTAATTAATGTAATGATTATAACAGGTTATACAGATGTTGTCAACTGCTCAAGTTCAGCAGTTAGTTCAATTTCTATCAGTTCGTCTAATTCATTACTCATTGTGTCAATTTGTCCTGGGACTGCTCTAACTGTCACTTTAAACTCATGCTCTGTTTCTTTCAAATCAGTGTAAAATTTAAAAACTTCTTCAGAATCTGAAGATGACTGTAATTTTCGGGTGATCTGGTAATCAGTGTCATTAACAGTCACGCGCATGTATTCTTCATTCATTGCGTATCTCCTGTATGAAGTAGAGCGCGAAATGTTTCGCCTTGATAAACTACATCGTAGCAGTTATCATCAGTTGTTGGTTCAAAAAGAAGCTGTTCTTCGATTAGTCCCTTTATCACATTTTCGTCATCTGATGGAGCAACTCCATTGACCCATTCTACTTTTATAGGTTGTGTCATAGTATGTTATATCCTCTGTCCTTGAGTTCTTGGTTACCCTTGTCTTCGTCCTCTGAACGAGCCCGCTGTTGTGCAGCTTCGTCATCTAGCTGACGGTTAAAGCTTGGCATGTATCCGCCATCTTGTAGTACGTCATCACGAATGTTTTGGTTGCGCTTCTCTAAATTAAGGACACGGGTAAAGCTGTTAGTGATAGTAGCTGTATAATATGCAAACGGGTTAAGCGAACGGTGCTCATTAAACTTGAGTCCAACTTCACTTAGCTGCAACAATGCTGCACTTTGCATTTCATCGTTATAAGTGTATCCGCGCCAGTTGCCGCGCATTGCGTAGCGTTCAACCAACTTCATCATCATTTTTGCTAGTTCTGGTGTAAGGCCACCTTGGTCCATACGGAACCCGCCATTTTCAAGTCCGCCTTCCCAGTGACTCCGTAACGCCTCGCGCCATTCGCCATTCACATATGCATAATGTTTGAATGGTGGAAAGTTAAGCCGCTCATGTTTATCAGCTTCAGTCTTTGGGTTCTTTTTGCGTCCAGGCGCTTCAGGTATATGATCATACGTCATTACACGAAAGACAATATCTTCTATTGGAATAGAATCAGCATGTACGCGGAAGTCAGCTTGTTTAGGCTTTGTATTTCGGGCGCCATCATTATCAAACCAGTGGTTTATCCCGTTTTCATAACCGATGCCTGACAGCTTGTGGGCGCGGTTTTCTTTAGCGACTTGGATATTTTCGGGGGTAATTTCATCTACACTATCTACAATGATATCAAAATGCGTGTATGCATCATCAATTGCAGAGCAGTAGCTGAGTTTACTTGAATGTATTTCTCTTAGCATGTCCTTGTTATTAAGGTACTTTGTAGTTTTCTTTCTTGCCATTAAATGGTTCCTGTTCGATATTAGTATAATATATTAACCCATTGATGTCAAGCCGGTTTTCAGGCTGATAAATATCTATAAGGTGCACGGATAGTCTGGGATATGGGCATATTCACACTGGTATTTATCAGGAACCAAAATGGCAACAAAATCAGATTTAAGAGCGCGGCTTACACCAAGATCGGTTGTATATTCCGGCAGGGGAAGTGGCGGCAGCGCTGGAGGACCTACATTTGGTACAGGAAGAGGTGGTTCATCCCGCAACTCTTACTCATTGCCATTTAACGGCCCGGGTTCAGCCCTACAGCGAACAAATGGTATTTTGTTTCCGTTCACCCCTAACATATCAGTCGCGCATCAAGTTGAGTATAGCCAATATGACCTTGTTCATACCAATTATCAACAGAACTCATATAGTAGGACGCGCAATCCGCAGATTCAGGTGACTGGTGTGTTTGCAAGCCAAACGCCATCTGAAGCAGCTTACACAGTTGGTGTGATGCATTTTTTACGTGTTATGTCTAAGATGAACTTTGGAGTTAGAGATAATGACGCAGGAACGCCACCTCCTGTTCTGGAGTTTAGCGCGTACGGTACGTTTAACTTTCATCGTATCCCAGTTGTGCTTGGTAGTTTTCAATTTGTATACGAAGACGGAGTTGATTATGTAGAAGTCGAGACTTCTGGCGAAGTAGTGCAGATCCCTACAGTAATGACCATCTCAATGGATCTATTGCCACAGTACAGTGCAGCAATACAAAATGGATTTAACTTGAACGAGCTTGCTAGTGGTTCAGGATATAAAGGCCAAGGCCGCGGAGGATTTATTTAATGGCATACAAAAAGAAAAGTCATCTTAACAGAACATCTATTACAAACGGCTACACAGATTTATATAATCCGCCATTTACGCCTGACTTCACTAAAACAAACACATTCACTATAACACAGCGATTTGTTAGGCGACCTGATCTGCTTGCATATGAATTATATGAAGAAGCTGCCTATTGGTGGGTATTTGCGTTGTACAATCGTAATCAAATTCTTGACCCAATAAATGACTTCAAATTAGGTACAACAATACTTGTACCAACACGTAACTTTATTACAGGAATCTAATGAAATATATACCGAATTCACTCAATCAATATGACACATATACATACAATATTTCATTGTATATGATCAGACCTGAATCAATATTTTTAATGGAAAAAAATATCAGCACTGGGGGCGCGGTGTTGATTGCAGACAACGCGCGACTAGCACAATATAACATCAATAATTTAGAACAGATTTATGTAGTAGGGCATAATAAAGTAAGGTCTACATTTGGTAACAGATTTAGTATGACAATTGCAGAGGCAAATGGTGTCACATTGCTTGACACTATACGCAAAGCTGCATCATCCTTAGGCATAATTGATCATAAACTTGCAATATATTTAATACAAGTTGAGTTTAACGGACGTATGCCAAATGGTGCAGCCCGTAAACACCCTCAAGTTTTTTATTGGCCTGTAATAATCCGTGAATTTCAATTTCAGGTAAATGAAGGTGGTACAACATATCAAATTGAAGCAGTTGAAAATTCTACTAATGCATACTCTTATTTGAACAATGTTCTTAAATCACAAATTACAATAGAGGCCAGCACAGTGGGTGACTTTTTTGATAAGTTTAATCGTGAATTAAACACCGCCGCAGTTGAAGCAATTGAATTTTCTTCAGATCAACTATATTCAGACACAATTTCAATTGATTTTGATGATTCTATTTCAAGTTGGAAACAATGGCCATTCCAAGCTCTAACAGATGAGACAACACAATATGGCATTAACATTATTAAATCAGGCCCAGGTGGCGCAAGCCAACTACAAATTACCGTGCCAAACGGAACCAATTTAACTGACTTGGTGACTGTAATCCTTGGGCTGACAAAAGAGTATAAAAATATTTTACTATCTGGTAACGGTGCTAGAGAGTTTGCCCGTGAAAACCCAAATGAAGATATAAGCAGCAAATTAGATCAATTCCCTGTATTTCACAAAGTTACCGCCAATTTAGAATACGGAGATTACGATATTTTACGAGGCGAATACGTAAAATCAATCAACTACCGAGTTGTACCATACGTTATAGCAGATGAAATCGTGAGTGCGACTGCATATGTAACAGGCATAACTAATGCTAATATACAGCAAAGAAGAGTTGCAAATCTTGCAGCAGGCGGTTGGTTGCGCAAGCGATATGACTACATTTTTACTGGCAACAATACTGAAGTGTTGGAATTTGACATTAAATTCGATAGAGCTTATTATTATATCACTCCTTATGGCGGCGGACAATTTGGTGATGTTAATCGTCAATTGCCAGTTCAATCGCAAGCACCATCATCAGTTGTAGCACGATTTATAGCAGACATTAGCGGACCAAGGCAGGAAATTTCAAAGCTTAACAGAGCAAAGGCACAGGCAGCGTCTACATTTGACGCCCGAGCAAGAGGCCGAGGGTCAAATGCACCATCATCATCACTTAGTGATGAACTTGGTAACATCAGTAACGCAATTAGGGGGCAAGTAGATTTACTCCGTGGTGCAGCAGATGCTTTTACAACGTCCTTAAAAGATGAAGGATACAGTCCAGAAGAAGTTGCACTGCGAATGCGATTTGCACAAGATGTAATAAATGACGATGATGTAAGTGGATCGGACAATGATAACCGTGGCGGAATGATGCGATTTGGCGCATTACAAGCCAACATGGATAACCCAGCTGACATGGCCATAATTGAACTTGGCATACGTGGTGACCCGTTTTGGCTAGGCAAGCCAAATAGTTTTTATGACACCGGATTGCAAGATGGTGATGAATTGGCAGACTTTGAAAGAGGGACAAACGGATTTTTCTTGAATATGAATCTCCCACAACCTGACGAAGACTTACATGGTCGCCGCAAACCAAGCAGTGAATATGAGGTAAGCGGATATTACACTGTGCGTAACGTGATTGCAAGATACCGAGAAGGACAATTCACAATGTATCTAAGTGCAGTAAGAGATGTAGGAACAAACACCCCTACTGCTCTTTCAGACTTGACAAATGAAGGCTCTAGTAGTGCTAGTACATCAAACAGTCAATCTATAGCAGGGTTAGATATAGCACAAGCTGCTGAAGATGCCTACCGTAGAGCAAGTGGAACAGGAAACACATAATGGCAATAAGAAGCACTGACTTACCTAGTAGGAGAGTAAGAGACAATTTCAATCAGAACGTTATGGGTAAGGGCTTTAAAATTCCTGCTGGCATTTATCGCGGCATTGTAGTCAATAATTCTGATCCTGAGAAAAAGGGACGAGTAAAAGTAAACATCATGAAGTTTTATGGTATTGCGCCTGCGGACACTGATCCAGGAACAGCGACTGATGGCAGTGAATGGAAGGGCGCAATGTGGTGCCGCCAAGCATTGCCTTATGGCGGAACAACTATTCCATCAGAATCTGGCGGGCAGGATGCATACGGATCCTTCGGGCCACCCCCTGATCAAGGCAACGAAGTAGTGGTTGCATTCGGTGGCGACATGCATAGCGGAATTATTATTGGTGTTCTTCCTGACATGGATAGAACATCTGGAATGGCTGGTGCTGGTGTGACACAAACCACAGCGTCAGGCGAAACTACAATTGGCCAAGAAACCGCCGCAACTGCGAATAGTTCAAGCATACCTGCCCCGGAACACCCGCAAGCAGAACGGCTACGAGTGCAAGGCCTGTCAGGAGACCGTATTAGAGGGCAAAACTATTCAAGCCCAACACGTGATGTAACGCCACGTGTAACTGGAATGAGCAGTCCAGTTGGTCATGCTATTGTTATGGATGATGGAAGTGACGAAGATGGCGACAGTTTGCGTATGCAATTCCGCACAGCAGGCGGCGCCCAAATTCTTATGGATGATACAAATGGTCTTACTTACCTCATTAACCGTGAAGGTAACGTGTGGATTGAAATGAACCGCAATGGCGACCTTGACATCTATGCAGCTAGTTCAATCAATTATCACACTGAGGGCGACTTTAATTTGCACTGTGGTGGTAATTTCAATTTACAAACAGGCCGTGACATACAGATGAAAGCACTTGGCGCACAGGGAATCAAATTAGAAGCTACAAACGGTAGCTTTAATATGAAGTGTGCAGCTAACATGAACCTGCAAGCAGATGCAAACGGCAACATTAGGGTAGCAGGTAATTATCGTGAGACTGCTTCAAGGATTGACATGAACGGTCCAGCAGCCGCTGCCGCCGCAGTGCCGCAAATTAACCAGCTTGCTGGAAATACGGCAGTAACTGAAAGTGTGTCGCGTCGCGTACCAGAAGCCGAGCCTTGGGCCGGACACTTGGACGTTAGTACACTAGACAGCTCATCAGCGAGCGGTGCAGCACAGAGTAGCCAAAGTTATTACTACGGAACACCGTCAGAGTCACGCGGATATAATGACCAAACTGGACAATTTGAAGAGCCATTTGGTGAAGCAGATGACACTTATCCAAACCTACAATGGGCACCTGGTATTGACCGTCGTGTCAACCCTAAAGTTCTTCAACTTGCAAATCAAGTTGCTCAAAAATTTGGCACTATCTTTACTATTAACTCAGGATTTAGAGACCCTGCTCGTAATACCGCTGCTGGTGGTGCTAAGCGTAGTCAGCACATGTTAGGAAATGCGATTGATATTGGTGCAAGAAATTACAGCAATAACGAGCGACTAGAAATGATTGCTTATGCTAGCTCAATAGGCATAAAAGGAATCGGACTCTACAATAGCGGCAACATGCACTTTGACGTAAGAGACGGCGCCCGCGCAGGCTGGGGCAACGATTATACTCAGGCTAGTACACCTAGCTATGCTGTTAGTGCAATGAACAAGCACCGTTCTGGAGGATTTGCATAATGTTGCTATTACCAGATGCTAACAGAAGAATACAATGGGAAACATTCACAATTCAAGACGAATTCGCTGTGCAATTCATTATCAACAAGGGTATTGCTATTGTAAGTGAAAACATGATAGGTGTGATGTTGGCTGAAAAAACTTGGAACGGAGCGAGAACATTAAACCCAGATTCTGGTAAGGTTGACATTGGATATGGAATTGGTGACATTGATGACGTGCAAGGCTATACAGAATCACAAGCCTATGCAGAATGGGTAGGCTGGTTGCGTAATGAACAACGCAAGCTTCGTGCGCAATTGCCAATTATTGGTATTACAGCAACAGCATATGACGCATTGCTTAGCTTATACGTTGACACAGGCGACTGGCGACGAGTCGAGGCTAATGAAGGAACGTATGATTTAGCAGATGCTGTCAAAAATGGCAATTGGTTACTTGCTGCTGATATCATTGCTCGTGGCAAAGTCAATCCTGAGTTGCGTAAAAAAGAAGCAAGAGTCATGCAACTGGCAGATTACTCTGTTAATAAAGATAGAAACATGCAAGTAACCCAAGGAATACAGCGAATGCGCAAGCAATATGTGGCAGGCATTTCAAATGAATTTGTGAAAAGGCAGACGGAGTTCGTATACTACCGCCAACTTGGTTCATTTTTGCCAGGTATGAGTGATTTGCGAAAACGCCGTGTAGTCGCGCAAGCAACCACTTAACCATATTGCAACTTCAACATAAGTTTTTCTTCATCTGTCAGTTGATCATTTACCTCTAGCCATTTGTCAAAGGTATAGTGCGTATCCTTCCACCAAAATTCAGGGTTGATAGACTGACCAGTAATCGCAGGACCATCATGGCAGTGGTATATAATCCATTCTTTGTCTTGAACAACACACCTGGTTGTCCCATCATTATATTCTAAGCGTCTAATATCGTTATAATCTACCATTACTGTATGTCCATTTCAGCATCCATTAATTCAAGTGCAAGTGCATTGACTTTGAGCAGATGCTTCTGACGCTTGCGTTCCAACAAGATATCGTTGGCCTGGCGGAGAGCCTCCCGGGAGATCGGTCCGATAACATCACTCTGCTCAACCGTCACGGACATGCGGTAGATCTCTTTGCCAATGCCGCCGTAGCACATGTCTTTCATGTCGTACACAACAAACTCGATTTCAGTGTCGCTGTTAACAATGACATCGGCAGCGTACCAAATCACATCAGGCTTACGCTGCTTCTGGAACAAATCGCGGAAGCCATGTGGAATGCCTCCGTGTTCGCGACTTGGATAGATAGTAAATGGAAATAAACTCATCTTAATACTCCTGAAGTTCTTGTGCGCTCATGGCGGCGTACATTTCTGCAAATTCGGCTTTTAGGTCACGCTCACCAATATACTCTTCAAAGCTGATGACTTCGTATCCGCAGGCACGGTTTTCAGCAGCAAACTCAGCATAATCTTCGCGTTCCTCTGCAAGGAATTTGGCGCGATGGATTGCAATGAGCTTTGCGCTAACTGCTTTGGCTTCATTTATGCTAATAGTCATTAAATGGCCTTTCCGAAAAAGCAGCCGTCTTGAATTTCTACAACTTCAAATTCCATGTCGCCGATCATGAAAAACGCAACAAACTTGTCGCCAACCTTGTTAGCTTTGCCGCTAACGATGTCTTTCTTGAAAAATTTTACAAAATCTAGCATGTGTATTATCTCCGTTGCTTACAGTTTCAATATAAAGTAAAACGCCTTGCTTGTCAAGTAAAAAAGCACATTTTCCGTAACATAAATAATAGTATGGCAACATTTGTAGGTTTTAGCACATACGGTAAACGAACAGGGACACGGGCTCTAGAAGATAAGGGCCTAGCTATCCGCGATTTACTTAATCACTTTTACACACGACGAGGTGAGCGTCTTGGCGAACCTGAGTTTGGTAGTATATTACCAGAATTAGTGTTTGAGCCATTAGACCAACTAATTATTGACGCAGCAGACCAAGATGTCCGTAGCATTATTGCCCTTGACCCAAGATGGGAATTGATTGATTATCGTCTGACAACAGGCGACCAAAGCATCACCATTACGGTCCAACTCAGCTACGTCCCCGATTTGAGTGAGGAAGAACTAGTGTTAGAGTACACAGGAACAGAAGAGATTTAAAGCATGGCCCAGAGCATTAGACAGCGCAACCTTTTTGCAGCAGAAGACTATCGTATAGTTTACGATAGCTTTAGGCAGGCAAATTTTCAAGCATACGACTATGACACTATAAGAGGTGCGTTGGTAGATTACATCCAACAGCAATACCCAGAAAACTATAATGACTGGATCCAATCAAGTGAATTTGTTGCGCTGATTGAAACACTTTCGTTCCTTGCACACTCACTTGCATTTAGAATCGACCAAGCAGGACGTGAAAACTTTCTTAGCACTGCTGAACGCCGTTCAAGTGTACTACGCATTGCTGACTTTTTAGGCTATACACCAAGCCGTCACCAACCTGCGCGGGGCGACCTTAAAATTACAGGCATCCGCACAACACAAGATGTATTTGATATTAATGGTAACACCCTCAAAAACACAGCAGTAGATTTTGAAGACAACTTTCAAAACTTTCTACTCATTATGAATGAAGTATTGAGCGATACAAACAAGTTTGGTCGCCCAACTGAAAGTACACGAATTGGAAATGTAAAAAACGACATATACTCAACTAAAGTAACTGCGAATAGAACTGTAACATATAATATTAACGGTGACGTAAATGGTGCGCGCCAAAGCTTTGAAATTCACAGCCTAGAAGTTGACACTGCCAAAAACTTTCTTAAGGAAACAGATCCAGATCAAAATAGCAGCTTTAATATTGTTTACAAAACTGATGGCCAAGGATTAGGCAGCAACAGCACAGGTTTCTTTGCTGGCTTTAAGCAAGGTACATTGCAGTTTACAGACATCAATGCTGATAAAGCTGTCAGCAATTTGATTGTTGATGTGCAATCACGCAATGTTAACAATAGCGACATTTGGGTACAATCAATTAATAGTGCAGGCGAAGTACAAGATACTTGGACTAAGGTTGATAGTGGCTTTGGTGCTAATACAGTGTTTAACAACATCAAGCAAGACAACCGTAAGCTCTACACAGTAAAAACTGTTGACAATGATAATATCAACATTCAATTTGGTGATGGTGTGTTTAGTGAAATTCCTCGTGGCATCATTCGTATTTGGTATAGAACTGGTGTAAACCAGACTTATACACTTGACCCAGATGATATTGGTACATCAAATTTTGGCTTTGAGTATAACGCTAAAGACGGAAACGTCTATCGTGTAACATTTACTTGTGAACTACAAGAGCCTGTAACTAATGCAGCTAGCCAAGAAAGCGTAACTAGCATCAAGAACAATGCTGGACGCGTCTTTGCTACACAAGACAGAATGATTACAGCTAGCGATTACAGTGTGTATCCTCTTACAGTAAGCGAGAACGTTAAAAAGATTAAAGCAATCAACCGTACATATACAGGCCACAGCCGCTTTATTAAGCCGCGCGACCCAACAGGTACATACCAAAATGTAGACATTATAAGTGATGATGGCTACGTTTATTCAGAAGGTATCACATACCGTAATAGCTTAGATCTACCTACCACCTTAACAGGAGAACAGATATTTGAACGGTTCCTTGCGGACCTTATTGAAAACCCAGAGATCATTAACTTGTTTTATGACAAGTATGAGCCAGAATCAGTTGACTTTAGTGCTAATAGTAGCAGCTTTGAGTGGCAACAAATTACAAGCGGCTACCGTGGTTCAACAGGATATATCACCCGTAACGGTGCGATCCAGAAAGTTGGTAGCGCAGCGTCAAATAATATTAACACTGCTCGTCCAGGGTCTATTGTAGAATTTGTAGAAACACCATACAATTCAGGCACATTAGGAGTTGTTGGTGACACGCTAACTATTGTTGATAGTGGCCGCGAGTATACTACCCAGCCGACAGTAACGATCAGGGGAACAGGTACAGGCGCGGCTGCAACAGCAACAATCAGCGCAGGGCAAGTTGTCGCAGTAACGTTAACAAATGGCGGAACAGGATACCAAAACCCAGTTGTTGTGGAAATAACAGGTGGTAGCGGCGTCGGCGCAGAGGCAGTAGCAGTTGCTACTAGCGCAACACGCGGCTGGGCCCGTATTGTAGATATTTCAAATGATGGACAAGGAATTAACGACAGCAACGGTAACCCAACAGGTTTGACCTCACGTGGCCAAGGTGCAGTAATCCTTAATAAGAGTATTCCTAACACTGCCCGCATTAGCCGAATTTTCCCTGCGTATCAAACAGTTTTCAGTCTAGAAGAACGTGCAGCAATTATTGATGAATTAATTGCACTCAATACATTTGGATTGCGATATGATAGCTTAAATGGAAAATGGATTCTTATTCGTGCAGGTGATCTCCCGCCGTCAACTGAAAATAGCCCAGACAACTTTAGCCTTGCTAATGCAGGTAACGCATCAAACAGCAACCTAGATCATAGTTGGATTGTTCGCGCAAACTACTCCGCAAGTTCTTGGGGATTTGTGTCACGTCGTACACGTTACGTATTTGGCAGTAAAGAGCGAATCCGTTTTTACAACCAGAATGGCGCTCGACGCTTCAACTTAGACACAAACAAGCCAGAACGTGACCGTATTTTGATTAACAAAGTGAACACCCTGCCTAGCGGCAGCATATACCCAATTGGCGAAACACTGCCGTTCTTTACGTATCGTTATTACACTGAGCCAGATGGATACACAGATGATCGCAAGGTCATTATTACATTGGCTGATATTGACAACGATAATTATCCTGACAATCCATTAGCATTTACAACTCTAGTTGGCAATGACACTATTCCGTTAGGCACAGTTACTGAAGACGGATTTACTTATACTGTGCTAGCTGATACCGGCCCGCAAACGCCTGGCCGTAAAGACCTTAGTTTCATCTGGCGCAGAATTTCGACGTCAAGCTATCGTATTGATCCTAGTTTGTCAAATATTATCGATATTGTCGTTCTTAACCAAAATTATGATACTAAATATCGGGAGTGGATTGCAGACAGCCGCAATGTTTCGACACGCCCAGCACCTCCAACAGAGGTTGAATTGGCGCGTCAGTTTACAAGCATTGAAAGTAAAAAAGCAATTAGCGACAGTGTAGTGTATCGTCCAGCAGAATACAAAGTTTTGTTTGGTGAATTAGCAGACATTGAAGTACAAGGTAGGTTTAAGATTGTGAAAGTAACAGGTACAACGTTAACAAATAACGAAATCAAATCACGTGTACTAACCGCAATTAACAATTTCTTTGTACTTGATAATTGGGACTTTGGTGAAACGTTCTACTTTACAGAACTGAGCGCGTATATACACCAACAGCTACCAGGAATCATTAGCAGTGTTGTTATCACTCCAGTACAAACTACTAGCGTATTTGGTGATTTATTTCAAATTACACCAGAGAGCAACGAATTGTTCATCCCAGACGTAACACTACAAGACATCGACATTGTCGACTCATTAAACGCATTATAAGGTAATTACATGGCTATAGACTACAGCGCCAACTCAACAGACGTAAAGAATTTTACTACTACTTCTGAGGTTAATCTAGATCAAAATTTTCAGGATTATAGTGAATTTCTACCTGGAATTAACCGTACAGAGTCGTTACAACGTTTCTTTGGTTCAACAGTTAATCAGCTGCTTAGCAGCGGGTCCACGCAGACAATTGATGCGTATTGGGGTCGCTTGTCAGGGCGCAACTACAATCCTAACTCAGAGTTGTTTCAAACAGAAACTTCAGCAAACCGCCTCAACTATCAATTTCAGCCTGGTGTTGTTAGTCGTGTAGGCGATACTGTTGAGCAAACAACGTCGTACATAAACTGGTTAGATCGTCTTACAAGTTTAGGTGCAGATTTAGACAACCATGACCGTGCGTTTAGTGAACCAGGTTATGTACTAGATTTGCCAATCAATGCAGATATGTTTATGAATTACCGTAACTATTACTGGCTGGAAGGCGATATGCCTCTTATTCAAATTGAACCTAAAGTAATTGAGCCTATTACCATTTCTAAGATCACGTCTTTAAGTCAATATACCACTCCTAATCTTACAAATGATAAAAGCGTCGAATTTGTAAATGGATTACGTGTACAATTTATAGGACCTAATGTTGGTTCTGGCAATGGTTATGAAGTTAATGCTATTTACTATGTTGAAAACGTAGGCGGCAGTGGCGGAATTAAGCTAGTTGAAATTGTTGACGCTAGCGGCAATATTGTGTTTCCAGAAACTACGCCATATCAAATTGAATCACGTGAGGGATGGGACACACTTGATTATGACACTACACCGTGGGATGGCATATCAACGTTTCCATCGTATGACATTGCAACTACAATTAACAGAGATGACCTTGTGCTTAACAAAAGTTACATTGTTATGGAACGTTGGGCAAGCGACAAGAACTCTTGGGCGCGATCAAACAAATGGTTCAGTTCTTATGCTTTAAAAATAGCAACAGATTTTAATGATCTTGACTTAGAGGCATACTTTAACGTACACACACGAGCAGAACGACCAATTATTGAATTCCACGCAGATATGGAATTATACAATTCAGGTAAAAACTATGTTGAAACTGTCGACTATGCACTTAGTTTATCACAAGTAACAGAAATGTTAAGCGGTACAGAAGAGTTCTTAGTAGACGGTGAAAATGCTGTACAAGACGGCGACATTGTTCTTGTCGCAAAGGAAGATCCAGGTAACGTTGTTCCGGACTCAGGACCATTTGGCGCTAGCTTTAGCAGCTCTTTTAACTTGGGTAATCAAAACACATTCTTTGGTGCAGCATTTACAGTAAGCGGAGTCGGCACAAACATTTTGCTTACTGCATATAACACATATTCAGACGATGATTACGTGTTAGTTGATAAAGGGACAGAAAAAGGATCACTTTACCACCTTAGCGATAGTGTATGGATCGCGTCGCAGACTAAAGATCAACGTGGTACAGCGCCATTATTTAAATTATACAACCAAGACCAGATTGCAATTGAAGATTTCAATAATACTGATTTTCTTGGTGACAAAGTGTTTGGCTATGAAATTAGTACATCGACTACCTTTGACCGTGAATTAGGATTTTCGCCAGCATTTACCGATCAAGGTTCATTTAGCAACTACAAGTTCGAATGGACATTAAGCAACCAACGCTACAACGAAAATGTTACAGTGAACACAAGCGAAGAAGTTGTTGGCTATTACTATTACCGCAATTGGGTAAAGAATGACTACTTAAATGGTTGGAGTAATATTCAGGAATCACAACGTGTTCCAATTATTCAAACACAAATTGCAGATGGTGTAAACACTGTTGAATTTGAACTAGGTACAGCAGAAGTAAACCGCGCGAGAGAGTACACAGTTAACTTAGAAAATGGTGAATTCCGTTGGCATTCACACAGCTATATTGGGCGTGATCCGATTGGCTATGCTAACCCATCATTTGTATTAGAGTATGAGACTAATTATATTATAAATGATTTGATTTCTGCAGACGCAACTAAAATTGAGATGACAGACCCATTTGGTGCTGCAAACGCTGGTATTACATATACAGGCACAGACACGTTAAAAACATTCCGTGTTAGCGCAGGATATGAGTTCAGCAAAGTTATCTATCGTCAATTAAATGACCCATCTGTATATGGTGAGATTTTCCTAAGCAACAGCAATCAAAATCGTTATTGGTTGACACGTAATAATCAACGTCTAATAGAAGATGTCGACTACACGTTTAGCGGAACAAAAATCACAGTCACAGCAAGCACAACGCAAGATGACGTAATTGAATTGCGTTACGTGCCTGATGCTGACCTAACAAATGTAGTTTACGATGTTGCGCCTATACATTTCTATAACAATGACAATGCACCGTTTACTAATGCAGGATATGATGATTTGATAAATCACTTAGCATTGCAGGTCAATGCTATGCCAGGATTTGTTGGCAATGTAGTCGGTGACAACAATTATCACAAAACTTACCGCCAGCACACATTTGAT